CCTGTGATAAACCTCTTCTCAAAATGCCCGGTATTTACTAACTGAGCTAAATCCACGAAAAAACTTTAATACCATCTTGTAGAATGTCAACATGTGCCATATGTCTCGGTGAAGTCAAGTGTACGAGAATAAACCCTCCACTTCGATGCGGACATATGTTTCATTCCCACTGTCTACAGGAATGGAAAAATCAAGGTAAGAATACGTGTCCAACATGCAGGAAAGTTTTCGATGCTTCACAATTTAAAATTACAGTCACTATACAAAACAATTACACAGCAACGGCTAATTCTGTGTCCTTGAATGAGGGGTCTATATTTGACGTTTTAGATTTATTTGACATTAATTTTGATGTGGATCAACAAGAAGACGTTGAAAGTATATTAGCGGATCTTGGGATGAGTCTTACCGACTTTGATTCCAGTATCCTTGACACAGAATGAACTACAGTATTTCTCGTAGTTTAAACCTGGGTAGTCCCTCGAAGCTGTACGAGGGTCAGTGATGGCTTTACCTTTAGCATCAGTGAGAAGTGGGCCAGTCGCCCAGCCCCGCTTGTGACTGAAAACGTTAGCCTTAAAAATTACACGTTTACCCACCTTAAACTGACCACCCCTCTTTACTCGTGATTCGGGAACTTTAAAGAATTTGGCTACAGCTTTGATAGTATCTCCAGGTTTGATTTTATATTCAACCACCCCATGCTGTTTGTAAAAGTGAAAATCCCCTTGTCGAATGTAGTTCATCGGTCTCCCAGGAGAAACAAACATCATAACCTTGAAATAACCTTTTTTACATTTTTCATTTGCACCCGCTTTGTACACCTTCTTAGGATTATCGGAAATAACGCGTTTAGGAAGTCCAGTACAATGGGTGTAAGTGTGATTACCATTAGAAAGCCCTGAACGGTCACCCGGTATTGATTTTTGCCACCTGTATGCCTCGTAGTCACCCACGGCATAGGCATAACAATTATTATTCCCAATACCCTTCGGTGTCGACCACCTCCTGTTCGTAAACTTATTTTCCGAACCACTCAGGGGAAGGGCTTTCATTTGTAATTGGCCTAGAAAAAAATATCAGTATGTAATAAAATGCTTCACGAGGTCACTCACGCCAAGTCTCGCTCCGAGATGATTACCGAGCTTCTCATCTTCGCTCTTAACGTTCTCATCAGTACTTTCATCCTCCGTCTTGTCTGGAACCGTTCGCTTTCCAAGCACATCTCTGTGCTCAAGCCCATCTCCAGCCTTCTCGACGCGTTCATTCTTTCCATCTCTCTCCAGGTTGTCCGTGGTATCTAAATAGGTTTTACCAGGTCATCAGTAAATCATTATTGATAAGTTGATACAATCAACTCTTGAATAATAAATAATTAAACTTCGTTGTATCCAACGATCTTCTTACCGTTAGGACCCTTGAGAGTGGGGAAAGCCGTCATACCGTCACAACCACCCTTGTCACAATCGACGAAAGTGTATGGAGTACCCGTCTTCTTCATGTATTCCAACTGTTTGACTGTCCACCCACACCCCTTTGTTCCGTAAACGGTCCACTTTTTACCACCTGGGGAGGCCTTGGTTGTATTCCTGTAGAGCAAAAAGACAACGAGAACGATTGCCACTGCAACTACAATTGTTGAGCGCTGCATATTTTATTATAGGTAAATATTTTTTTAAGGTTTACAAATCTTCTTTTTGAGCATATTGCGTTCATCGTTTGATAGACTGTTCACGTACTTGTTTATCTTTTTGGTATTTTTGGGGGTCTTGAGAGCGTACGCAACTGCCGGGTCTAATGGTCCATTCTTGAGAGGTCTCGCCTTGTTCATCTTATTCGCAAGTTTTCTCTGTGCGTTCTTTTCCCGTGCCAATAATTCCATGAATTGTTTATTATTTGCGTTAGACCACTTGGCCTTGGGTGTGACCGTCTTGAAACGGCCCCCAACAAACTTCATATTCTTACCATCTTGTATGGCGTTCCTTACGTTTTGGGGTGTCTTCATGTTAAAAGGTTGTCCACGTTCGTACCTCTTCATTCGAGCCCTCTCCGACCACGTTGGTTGTGCCCTCCTTTCCCTCTCAGCCTTATTCTTAGCCAAAGCCTTTTCATATGCATGCTTTCTCACGTACTCACGCTTCTTACCGTTAACATCAACAAACGAGAACCGTGCATCACGTCCAAGTTGTATCTGATTATTGATCTTTTTCTGGAACTTGGCGGCGTAAGCTTGCAAGTTCTTTTGCTTAGCCTCATGATATGCGGACTTACTCTCAAATTCCTGCTTCTTACCGTTTACGTCAACGAAAGACCTCCAGTACTCGTTCTTCTTAGCCTTGGGTGTGGGGGTCTTGGCCTTGGCCTTGGTCTTTTCCCTCTCAGCCTTGTTCTTAGCCAAAGCCCTATCGTATGCAAACTTCCTGACAAATTCACGCTTCTTACCCTTTGCATTGACGAAAGAGAACTTCTCCTTGAGACGAACAGGTGTAGGTGTTTTACCCTTGGTAGCCTTGATGGCTTGAATCCTAGCATTTAACTTATTCGCAGCCTTCTTCCTCCCACTCTCAATCTTCCTTGCATATTCCATCATATTGGAAGGGGACATCACAGCATAAGGTGCGTTAGGCGTGGCTGGTTGAATCTCGGGGACTGGGTTGGGACGCACAACACCAGGTCTCATTCGGGGTGCCGGTTTGGCTTTGGGTTTAGCCAATATAGCTGCAGCCCTCTTAATCGCACTGTTCCTCTTCTTCTTTCTTTCCGTAGTTGAGAGTTTGGGGCTGGGAGTCTTGGTCTTAGCCTTGGGTGTCTTAACCTTGACGGGAGTCTTGGGCTTGGGCTTGGGAGCGATCATTTTGAGAGCATTGGCGAGAGTCTTTGGTCTATTCGGTGATTTATCACCAGTTAAGAATGGGTGTGTCAAAATAGTCTTGAAGGTGGGAAGGTTTTCTCGGAGGGCGACGTGGTAATCTGAGAGTAGATATCCCTGGTTGGTGAATTTTCCGTTAAACTCGAGGAACTCTTTGTTTGGTATGAGCTCTTCGATGAAATTTTTAATAGCTCGCTCCTTAGCATTCCCAGGATTTCTCACCTTAACATAAATGATATACAAGAACCTATGAATATCATAGTAAATCGTACCTGGACCTATTCCATGTCCGTATATACCCGCACCCTCATATCCACCATCCTTCGTTTCTGGGTTTGGCATACGGTTGGACCAGTATGATAAACCAAAATCAATGATAGTCGCTTCAACACCAGCGTTTGTACGCTTATACTTTTTGATATCAGGTGAACCGAGACGACTCCTAAAAGATCCACCAGGGTCGTTCCGAATTACTTTACGACCGAGGTCAACTTTCCAAGTGTATGAACCTTCACGCCGAGTGACCATCACATTACCTCCATGTAAATCACGGTGACGGAAGTCTGGAAATTTTTGGTTAATTCGGTAGAGATTATCAAAAACCTGTACAATTACAGACTTTATCGCATCAAGAGATGGGTTGGTTTGCCACCACGAATTAAACGGCATACCATCAAGAAGTTCCATATAAAGAATATCCTTGGGTTTGGTACGTTCTTTTGGTTGGACCAACGTACCATTCTCTTTACGCACCTTTTTAGGTGTTTTATCTTGGATGGGGCACTTCCTAAAGAGGTACATCTCGGGAACCGCAAACTCCTTCAATTTTTCGGCAACCTTGAACTCAAACTCAAAAGCGCCATCAGTAGTTTCCGATGTATCTATCTCTTTGTACGCGACATACCGCCTTCCATTATCATTGATACTTCCACGGTACATCTTTCCAAATGCACCTTCACTTATAGGTCTACCCTTACCTGTACGAAGGGTAGGTGAGTTGTAACTAGGAACTTTCAAGAAGTGTTCTGGTACACAAGCCTTCTCACCTTTGAGTATTTTTTTCAAGTTACTCTCAATGTTCTTATTAGACATACTTACTTATTGGTAAGAAGTTATTTTCAACTTACCAAGAAGGACAAATTTATTTTACTTTTTTTTTCAGAAAATCTTTTTTCAAACATTTTTCATTTTTTTAGAACTGATAATTTTTACTGATCATCAACTTCCTCGATATCATCCTCAACTTCAACTTCATCCTCAACCTCGTCGGGTAGGTCTAGACCCTGGAAGGCAAAGGAAGGTAGCTTGGCAGACTGCTCAAAGAGAACCTGCTGAAGTCGGATCGTGACTCCAAACTTATTGTCAATGAACCAGATCTGGTTGAGATCAATGATAGGCATAGCCTTCTGTCCCTTCTCGATGCTATCGAGGGTGACCAGCTGCTTGCTCATATTGTAGCACTCGGGAACGAAGGAGCCATCAGACTTGGTGAGAACCTTGAGCTTGAGAGTAGAAGGGTACTGCTCCTTACCGGGGCGAACAATAGGCTTGTAGAGTGCCTCCTTGAGAACAGCAACGTTGAACTCCTTGCCAAGCCACTCCTTAGCATTCTTGGCAACAGTGTTTACGATGATATCATCAAGCTCGGTAAGCTTGGCGTGGAGAGCCATAGCCTCAGCGTTATCGGGGTCAAAGGAAAGATCAAGAGAATACGAGGTGCGTCCAGTAGCCTCATCAGTGTAAGCGCTCAGACCATAAGGAGAACGCATGAAGGGGAGCTGAACATACAGCTTCTTGTTGTCGCCGGCATTGAGGTAGACGGCTTTACCGCCATTCTTGTTCTTGCGAAGTTTCGAAAACTGCACAGAGGCAGGAGAGAAGTCGGAGGATTGCTGAATAGAGAGCGACATTGTTGGTTGGTTATATATCTTCTAGGTGGCTCAACTTTAAGTTAGTTTTTTTTGTTGAATTATAGTAAACAATCATGGGTTTATTTAAAGACTGTGGATGTGGGTGCAATGGTAAGAAGCAGGAGGACAAGTTAATCATCTCGATCATCTCTGCTCTTACCTTTTTCGTCGTCGCCAATCCCGCGACATTTCGTTTCGTCAGAGGAATCCTTGGATCTTGGATTGCCTCCTCTAATGGATGTTCTAC